ATTTTGTGGCATATTCTTTTCCTAAATCTTCTCTAGTTTTGTTTAGAAGTATTTGTAATCTTTTTACTTCATTAAACATTTTAGAAAATGCCCATGCAAATGGTCCTAAAACCACAGTTATAATTAAATTCCACATCATCATAGGGTCAATCGACATACCATACCCCTTTACGCATCATTTGTGATAATCGTATAGCTCTTTGACCTACCTGCTTTGCCCATTTGGATTCTAACATTTCATTTGCAGCTTTCTCAAAATCTTTATCTTGTATGGCTGCAAAGGTCTTAACCCATGTATTAGCATTAAACCTACTAATACCCATATTAAATACCATGTCTAATAATACAGCTTGTCTAGGCTCTGCTAATGATTCCATAAATGTCCAATGTTCTACTTCTTTTTGTATTCTTTGCAAATCATTTAATAACAAAAACTTTGCTTCTTCATCTGTAATACCTACATCAGATAAGTTTCTACCCACTCCGATTGTTGTTTTATCTGCTGTACATTGATATGGTTTTAACTCTAATCCTTCATGTAGAATTAACATATCTATTAATTTACCTTTATCTACTCTCATTTTTTAGAATCAACCTTTTTAATTTTGTCTAAGCTACGCAAACCACCGATACCTAACATACCTAATAATAAAGGCATCATTACACTCATATCAGCTTGTGGTATACTTATACCAAATCCACTACATATAGGAACTACCATAAAGTTTATACCTAATGACATAGCACATATCCAGCCAACAAGAGGTCTCCAACTTGATTGAAACCAGTTACCTTTTGCTTCTTCTGTATTAAGTTTGATTTGTGCTAATGCTAGTTGTTGTGCGTGTTCATCTGCCATTGTAGCTAGTTTATGAGCTAATTCTGCTTTCTTGTCTTTGTCTTGTATAAACTTACCTAGAAGTTTAGTTGCTGGTGCTATAAGTGCTGTAATAGCCATAATACCTCCTAATCGGCACTAAATGTACCTAGGCTACTCCATAGAGAACCAGGAACTGTTGTACCATTTTGTTTACCTAATTGTGCCATTGATTGATTAACATTTACAAAAGCACCCTGACCCCAACTTGATACATCCCATTGTGCATTATCCCAAGCAGAACCTTGTTCTCTTGTATACTGTAACATTCTCTCAGAAAATGTACCTGTAGTTATACCAGCTTCTTCAAAGGTTTTCATCCAATCCTCATTATATGTACCTTCTGTATCTGAAGCATCTCTGCAACTCTTTTGTCTTAATGATTGTTGGCTCATGGTGTAAATGTCCCCATACTAGAAAAGTTAAAATCATCTTGGTCTGTGGCAAATGCTTGTAAGGCTAGGTTTATATCAGTGTAAGATGTACTTAACTCACCATTAATATAAGCTAACATTCTTTCATTAAATGTACCTGCTGGTATAGACCTTGCTGCAAATAAAGCTAACCAATCTTCATTATGTAATGCTGTTGTAGAGGTTACTGCTCTTATAGATGCTTGTCTTGCTTCTGAGTTTGTAGCCATTATTTATCCTTTCTGGGTCTACCTCTTTTCTTAGGTTTACAACCACATAGTTTACCAAATAATCTTTTTTTAATTTTATCGTATATACGTTTTAACATCATAATCATCACTCCAATTTTGTATTGGTGCGATAGTTTTTACACTACCATCTTCATTATATTCCCATTCATATAGTTTTTTAAAAGCTGCCATATCACTTGCACCATCTATTGCTGCTTCAATGGTAGCACAGTCTGCTTTAATCTTTCCTACATACGTTCCAACTGCACTTGGTATAGTTTTACTGCTATCATAGATAGACCTCTCTACAAGCCAATTAAATTGCTTTATAAGACCATTTGCTGTTTCTTTAGCTTGATTCTTAGCTATAGATTTTAAACCTAGTGTTACTGTTTGATTGCCTTTGTAGTCTAATATAGCATTACCATCTTCATCTACATTATTTGTATCGGTTAATGTTTTATCAGTTTTAGTGTAGCTGGTACTGACTTTTTTACCAGAAGCACTGTAGGTATAAGTAGGACTTGAAGTTATCTCAAATCTATCATCTCCTTTAGCTGAATCTTCTACTGTATAAATACCTATGGCATTAAGTTCAGACCAAGACCATTTAGTAAATATAGCCTTTGGGTGTTTTACATTGTTTATTGTTAATGATCTTGGAAATCTTATAATCTCCTCTATTTTATTATCCTTTATTAATGCCCACATATTTTTCTCCTCAGAAAGTTTGATTATATTTGAAAGGGATGTCCCCAAATGCCATGTAAACATATTCAGTTCCACTAGCATTAATTTTACCATCAGTATTTCTCATTTTCACCCCATTACTAACAAAATCTATATTTACGGCACTAGGGTCAAATTCTGCATCATTAGTATCCCATAATAAAACTTTTTCTCCCATTGCGTTAAAAGTTTCTCTTGCAGAATCTATTACTACCCAATTATCAGTTCCTAATTTTTTCGTTACAAATAATCTGGGTCTGAACCCTAAAAATATTGTAATGCCATTCGCCTTGCCATTTCCAATGTAGGTTCCAAAACGTTGCATTCCTGCCACATTATGCCACGCATATGCAACATAATTCTGACTATTTCCATTTACTCTACCTTCAGTACCTAAAGATATAACAGAGGTAGTAGGTTCTGTATTATTCCAAAAAGCACTATCAGTACCTGCATCAGCATTAGTATTTAAAGCAAGATATTTTGTAGCTCCTAAACTCGTATGATAAACTCCCCAAGTTTGTTGAGAACTCCTTCTTTTAATAAGAATAAAATCTGGCTTAGCTGTTAACCCATGTGCAATCGTGGCATTACTTCCTGTTCCATTATAGGTTATGATACTAAAACCACCTTTTGTGTTTGCAGATAGTTTAGTAGCAGGAATAGAACCTGCAAGTGCAGAACCTAAATTTAAACCATCTATTTTTACTGAATTTGCTGTTGGTGTAGCACCTGCTCCTGCTGAATTAGTTGCTGTAGGTGCTCCTCCAGCTTTCCAAGACCAAGCGACATAAGTATCACTACTATTATTATAAGCAGCATCAGAACCTACTGTAAAACCATCACTACCAAAAGCTGTTAAACCATTTGTATCTGTTGCTTCAGCAGTATCCTCATTTGATTCTAATGATTTTGTAACACCTCTTGATGAATCTGTTAATTTATGGTCTCCTGTTGCACCCCTTTCTTTAACCCAAACTAAATCAGGTTGAAAATTTAAATTGCTTATTGCATTACTAGAACCTGTACCAGTATAAGTAACTACATTAAAATTTTTAGCAGGATAAGAATCATCAGTTTGTGCAGGGTCTATATCATCTGATATGGGTAAGTTAGCACTTGATAAGGCAAGAAAGTTAGTAGGAGGTGTATAATAGAAATTCCCCACTGAATTTGAATCACTTGCATTAGCAGAACCACTTGTTTTTGTTCCTGCAAAACTACTGTCTTGTCCTGCGTTTATAATTGCAGTTGTTCCTGATGATGCACCTGCAAACCAGATAGCTGGTTGCCATGTACTTCCTTGCCATGTTGATTCTATAGACCACCCATCTACTTGAGTAATATCTGAATTTGTTGCTGTTGCTCCATTAGTATTAGTTGAACCCCAGTTACCATTTATACCCCAATACATTTTATGATTATCAGCATCAATAGCACACATAATAATATCATTTGCTTGAGTTGCTTTTATATTCGTATTTGATGCACCTGTGTTTCCAGTAAAATCTGTTCCTGATTGATACGATATTTTACCACCTTGACTACCGTTTCTATAAAACCAAACATGAACTCCAAAACCTTCTCTATCTGGAGAACCTCCTGCTTGTTTAAAGAAAGCATATTTTATTCCTTTTAAATCTGAAGTCCAACCTGCAAAAAGCCTTCCATCTGAATAATTACCATCAGCATGATAATTAATTTCATAATACCATTTACCAGATTTTATACCATGTGTACCTAAACAAGATATTCCATTATGCGTCATACTAGCACTGGTATTACCATTAGCAAATGTTATACCTGAACTACCATCATCTTTAATTCCTGTAAGTGCGTTCCATGTACAAAAATTTCCACTTGCCATATCTATTTAACTCCCAAATGTAGGGCTATCAAGAACTTGATGGTCTGCACCCATGTTAGTTGCTGTCCAATCTCTATTATTACCACTAGAATCATTACCTAAATCACTAGCATTTTCAAATTTTAAATAAAAATCTTGATTAGATAAACCACTTATATCTTTAGGTATCCAGATTCCATTTTTAGTTTCTCCAAAAGAAGAAGGTGTTAATACTGCTGCATTTGAACTATGACTTATCATCATTACTTCTGCCATATATCCTTCTAAAAAATAATTAGTATTGGTGGTGTTTCTTGTACCTATAAACATATTCTGACTATTCCAAGCTGTATTTGCACCACCATCATAACTAAATGATACTTCTTGTACTCCATTTATGTAAGCTATTCCTGAACCATTATTAGCAGATATAACAAGGTGCATCCATGCTGAAGGGTCTCGTCTTTTTTTTGTACTTTGATTTATCATATTAGTTGTTTGTGAATTTAAATAAATAGCATCTTCATAAAAAGTCCAACCTAAAATAGTATCACTATTGCCACTACTATTTGTTAAATCTGAATTACCTCCAGCAAACATACCACACATTTGTGCGTTACCAGATGTTCCTATAGCACTTCTTTTAACCCAAAAAGATAATGTCCAATAAACTCTATTTCCACTTGTACTTCCAGAAGATAACTTTAAATATGAACTGTCAGACCCTGTTAATCTTACGGACTGTCCTATCTGATGGTCATAAAATGCTGCTGCACTTGCTGCACTAGGTATTGCATTACTGTTTTGTAAAATACCCATCTATGCAAAAATAGCAGAAGTGGTTAAAAAAGAATTAGTCCCATCCGACAGATAAGAAATCAAATAAGTACCAGCACTTGATACTGTAGTAGCTAAGTTTGCATCTGCTTTACTATTTGCGTGTAATGATACAGTATGCCCACCACTATTTATTAGTAATATATACCCACTCTGACCATCAGCAAAATTAGTAAACGTGATAGTTATTCCCCCAGTTGGAGTACATTTAAAATTATTATTTGCGTTCATATCGAATGAGCCGTCATTATCTGCCGTCAAAGCATTTCTATTTACCCC